CAACAACTCTGGATAACCTGGGCAAGCAATCAAGTTAAAGTTACGGCGTTCTTCGTCACGAATCTCTGTGCTTGTATCAACCACTGATTTCAATGCTTGAATAACTACTTGACGTTGTGCAATGCGACCAAATGTACCGGAACCATCTTCTTGGTTACCGCTAGCAGTTACCCAACGATCAGTTGCGTATGCTGCCATTGATTGACCTAGATATCTAGTGTTATCTGTATTAACATTGATGTAGTTGTTTCTATATTTCTTAACGTTACCGCTGCTGCGTCTTGTGTTAAACAATAAAATGCCACGTGGGTAAAGTGCTGGATCAGGACTATCTGGGTCAACAAAGTCACTGGTTAACAAATCAACAATACTTGCTGCTGTGTTACCTGTTGCGCCAGTTGAACCATAACGTGCATCACCAAAGACTACCCCTTCGTCGCCTTGGTCGTCGGCTTTGTCAATCAGTGTCCACTCTTTTGCACTGTTGTTATATCTATACATCACCGGATAATTTTCTGGATCTGCTGTGCTAATCCATAAGTCATTATCTACTAGTGCTGTTCCATCGCTTTGTGTTGTTGGCTTAGATGCTGCAACAATAGGACCTGCTGGATCAGTAGTAGGGAATACAGATTTGTATCCTTTCCATACTGTACCATTATGAACCATAATATCAACATCGCTAAAGCTTGGATTAAACCATAACTGGCCATCTGCTGCTTCGTTTAATGGAGCACTTGCTTTTACTTTAAAGTCGGTATCCGCAGTTGCCATCGGAACCCAGTTAGATGCTAGGAATGTTCCGCCATCACCTGCAGGCATTTCATATAAATTAGCAGTACCAGTTAGTGTTGACAAATTAAATGCGCTAAACACCTTGCTTAATGGTACGTTGGTACCGTCAGTGAATCTAATGTCACCGCCTGTTTTATGAACAATAACAATTTCATTGTTAGATGTAACACTGGCTTCAACTTGAGTTAATGCTAGTGCGTTAATTGCTGTTGCTAGTCTATCAGCATCGGCTGCTGTACCTGCTGCTGTAAATTGCACTGTTTTAGCTGAATCTAATGCTAATGTGCCTAACTTCATTTCACGTATTGTGAATGTGTTTAGACCAGCAGTAAATGTACTTGCGGCTACTACAGTAGAAGCAATACTTGTTTGGCCAACTTGTTTTCTTTTCCACACTCTAAATGTTGCGGTTTGCGGGGTTGAATCGTAACCAAAATCTTCTTCAAAGTTGTATTGAACAAATGCAGCATTTTTAGGAATTTTAGCACCGCCACCTGTTCTATCTAGATAATAGATAGCTGCGTGTGGTGTTGCATATAGTGATGCATCAACGGCTGTCCATAATGCTGTAGCTGTTGACCATGCCTTCAATCTCCAACGAGAACCAATATTTGCTTCAGTTGTCTTGATCCATACACTGCCGCTTGGACGAGGTGCTGCATCAGTAGACTTAAACTCTGGAACAGAAGTATGTGGGCTCATTTGTAGTTGAGGACCATAATATGTGCCTGCGGTAAATCCCACGGCTGTCAAAATTGTTCCTGGATTACCACCACCACTAGCAATAACAATCGCATTTGACAGTGAAGAATCACCAACTAAATCGTTAGTGCCGTCTGTATACAACTGCACTCTGTCAAAGAATCTTGCTGCTTTAACACCGTTGATATTTAATGCATTGATAGCAGTAACTAAACTTGCTGCTGTTGTACCGTTAGCAGTAACAGTAACACCATTGATTAAGAAAGTTTGACCAACTGTAATTGTAGGACTTGTTACTGTACCTTTAACTGCTGCATGGCTTGCAGTCCAATCGTTTGAGCCTAGAAGCACCCACGCATCACCACCTAGTAGTGTTACATCGCGCTTATAGAACATTCTTACAGGCTCAGTTGTTTCTGAGTATGTTGCATTAGCTTCAGCAACCACTGCATAGTCTCCTGGAACACCAACACTGGCCTTAGGTGCGCGGCCGTATGTTGCGCTGTTTTCTACTTTAGTAGCATCGTCGGATGTTAATACAATAGGAGTCTTTGTTGCGAACTTTTGACCACCTGTTGTAGAACTGGCATTGCCGTTCCATTCGAAAATACCCCAAGCAGTGTTCTTGGTGTCTAACCACCAATCGCCATCATCTGGATTCGCTCCCGGGGCTGTTGTTGTACCTGCTAGTTCGTCTAGATTAATATCTGCACGAACAATAAATGCTGCATTAGAAACACCTAGCAAACTGTATGCTGATAGCAGACCGTATTCGTTTCTTTCTGAGCCGTGAACTGGTGTACCGCTTACTGTCTTTTCAAATAACGGTACGCCGTAGTTGTCAACTAAATCTCGTTGACTTGTAATTTTAAATGCTTTTCCTGCATTAGCCTTTGTCGTTGCAGCCGCTGTTCCTGTGCCTGCACCGTTTTTCTTATTCTGGCCTGTAGCCACTACGATCAGTGGTACTGTCCCTGGCTCTGCTGGCGTATAGAAGCTCTCGTCGATAACGGTTACTTCTGCGCCTGGTGAATTTAATGTTGCCATCTTGATAAATCTCCCGGTATTAATATACTCAATATATTTATTGTTAATTTGAAAAAAGGGTCGCTTACACCGGTATCAAAAGGGGCCAAAAAGGTTAAATATTTGCATGAGACCATTATGCAAGTGCGGTTTAAGGCCAGCTGCAATTAATTACCATAAAAATGGTAAAACATTTTATAGAAGTAAGTGCGAAAGCTGCTTATATGGTAATGATAGTTCAATACCTAGATGGTATCGTGCTGGCTACAAAATGAAAAACACCTGCGACAAATGTGGATTTAAAAGTCCACACAAGGAGGTGTTTAATGTGTTTCATGTAGACGGCGACTTGAATAACTGCCGTCCCACTAACTTAAAAACAGTGTGTTCTAACTGCCAACGGATTCTTCATAAGGAAGGGATCCAATGGAGACAAGGGGATCTTGTACCAGACTTTTAACTTGGGTAAACAAGTCGTCTATACTGCCACTATTCTCTAGTACATGATCAAACTTAGTGCCAACCCAAGCCGTTTCGCTGGCATGAATTCCTAATTTTTCAAGTTTGCTTCTACTAGTGGACCATGAGAAGTTACCATTTTCTCCACGATTTGCATTAACTGCATCTTCATACCATTCAGGTAGCTCACCGCGTCTAACCCATACAATGATACCACCGGCGTCTTTAATTGATTTGATTTCGTTAGGAAAGCGACAGTCACTAATAACAATATTGTCTGTACTTGATCGGAGTTTATTTTCTAGGCTAGCAATCCATATATCATCATGGAAACCTCTGCGACACACTTCAGTGCCCCATAGTTGAAGCATTAGTCTAGGAGTTAAGTTAGGCATATCTAATCGTTCTGCCCACCATGGATCCACTTGTTCACGCCATTCTCGGGCTTGCTTTGTGCGCCCTTCTAACATGGTTCTGTCCCATCCAAAGACATAACCCACTGCGTCTTTTAAAGTATTAGCAAAACTTTCACGTCTAAATTCATGAAAGTTTGTAAGGTAATCTGCTATTGTATCTTTACCTGAACCAATAAAACCGCACACGCCTATAATCATAAACTGTCCTCTAGATATGCTATTATGTAGCAAATCTGTAATACAGTCAAATATTTCTTAGCCGATTATAAACGAGTAGCCGTGGCCACCGGGTACCAACATTGTTAAATCTGTTGTAAGTTTTTCAATTTCAGCCGCTGCTTCGGACTTCATAGCTGCACCGTTAAGGCTTGATCCACCTTGTGGTCCTGCTAGTTGTGCAAACTTTTCGCGAGCTTGACCTAACATCATTTTACAGTTAGCTAGAGAATAGTCTTTGATCCACTGTCCGGCATAGGTGTCATTGATAATTGCACTGTCTGGGCGAGTATTGTATACCCATAGCATGAGTTCTTCTTCTGCTCTTGGGCGTTGCTGTAGAACAATCTTGCGGCTCTGCGGTACCCAATTAAAGTTAATGTAGGAACCAAACATTTTGCCTACCATTTCTTGATAGCCAGCAAACAGTTCATAGGTAGCTAGGCCGCCCATGTTAGTAGAACTTAATAGATAGGTGTTTGTGTAGGCTAGGTTGAATGGTTCAAATACGCTGCCGCCAGTACCACCACCACTACGTGAACCAACACTACGTCTAAAAATTTGACGAACTTGTTGAATTTCTTTTGGAAGAAAATATTCATTCTGATCAATTGTAGTAATCAAAAATGCCATGCTTTCTTCAACGGAGTTATCACTGCGCTGGCGAAATACAGCCAATGCTCTGTCTAATGCAGTTTCGTAATGTTTTGGATCAAGTTCGATGTCAATCATTCCGTCACCTAGCATGGTGCGGCAATAGTCATAAACGGCTTGTTTGTCTGGATTAATTTGGCTCATACTGTTATTTATTACAACGGTAAATATACTACTATGCCAAGACTCAGTTTATACCGCCCTGAAAAGGGCAACGATTACAGATTTATAGACCGCAATATATGGGAGATGTTCCAAATTGGCGGTACAGATATCCTTGTTCACAAATATCTAGGACCAGGAGCTTCCGTACAGGGCGATACTCCCAGTACACCTGCGTATAGTTCTACAAATCCTACACAGATTCAGGATATGTTATTCCTTGAAAATAGAGACCGTAAGTATGATCCGGACATATATCTTCTTAGAGGTCATTATAATCTTCAAGATTTAGATTTTAACTTATCACAGTTTGGATTATTTCTTCAAAATGATACTATCTTTGTTACATTCCATATTAATGATACTGTAGAAAAAGTTGGAAGAAAAATAATGTCCGGTGATGTTATTGAACTTCCGCATCTAAAAGACGAATATGCGCTTAATGATCTGAGTTTTGCATTGAAACGATTTTATGTCATTGAAGAAGTAACTAGAGCTGCTGAAGGATTTTCTGTAACTTGGTATCCTCATCTATATCGTGCAAAGTGTAAACCACTAGTCGACAGTCAGGAATTTAAAGATATTCTTGACGGCGTTGCCGGCGAAGATACTAATCTTACACTGCGCGATGTTATGTCGACTTACGAAAAAGAAATGCAAATTACGTCTGCTGTGCTTGATCAAGCCGAAGCAGATGCGCCATATAGTGGCTACGAAAGTGCTGCATTCTATACTGTACAGGTTAGAGAAGATGGAACTCCAGAATTGATCACTGTTGACAGCGATACCGTTGCAAGTTCTAATACTGCAATTGATGTTAGCTTGGTGTTACAGACCGCAGACAAGCTAGGCTATGACGGTTATCTATTAGGTCAAGGCATTGCTCCTAACGGTGCTCCATTTACCAGCGGCATTGCATTTCCACTTAATATGCAAGAAGGACAATATCATCTTAGAACAGATTATAAACCAAACAGATTGTTTAGATACACAGGAAAGTATTGGGCACGAGTTGAAGATGTTACTAGAGCAACTATGAGTAATCTAGGACCAAGTGACGTAACTTCCGGTCAACCCTTTGAAGGCAAGTCTGTTAGAAATAATCAGAAATCAACTTTTATCAATAATGAAGCAACGGCAACTATCAACGGTCATGTTGTTGAAGAACGTCAAAGTCTTACAAAAGCATTACGTCCAAAGGCAGATAATTAATGGAGGCTTATATGGACGACTACAACGATTACAAACGATATACAGCCGCAACTAACTGTAAATGCGGCTGTAAGAAACATTGCGGCCATAGCTGCCAAGATTGCGAATACTGTCCAGACTGTGAGTGCCCGGACTGCAAAAACGTCAGTGACAGCAAAGGATATAATTAATGGACTTTTTCTATGATGGCCAGATAAGAAGATATGTAACCCAATTTATGCGTATCTTTATTGGATTTAAATATCAATCAGGAGATGGGGAACATCGACATGTGCCAGTTATGTATGGCGACATGAGTCGTTCTGTTGCTTCGATTATCAAAGAAAACTCTGAAAATAAAATGATGACTGTACCTAGAATCAGTTGTTATATCAGTGGATTAGAACTAGATACTACAAGACTAGCAGATGCTAGCTTTGTCAGTAAGATGAATATTAGAGAACGTGGCTACAACGAATACGATAGCTTTGGCGATCCTATATATCAGGAAACTCAAGGTGCATCTTATACTGTTGAACGGTTAATGCCAACGCCATACAAGTTAACTATGAAGTGCGATATATGGACTTCTAATACTGATCAAAAATTACAACTATTAGAACAAATACTTGTGTTGTTTAATCCTAGTTTAGAAGTTCAAACCACTGACAACTACATAGATTGGACAAGTTTGAGTGTTGTTGATTTATCATCAGTTAACTTTAGTTCTCGAAGTATTCCAATGGGCACAGAATCAGATATTGATATATGCACGATCGAATGTTCAATGCCGGTTTATATTACACCGCCAGCCAAAGTTAAACGTCTTGGCGTTGTTAAAAATATTATTATGAACATTTTTAACAACTCGGGCGATGTACAAGATATTAACAGTCTTGTGTATAATGGTGATGCACCGTTGAAGT